TTTTATGGGTGTTTTATCATTTTCATTAAGATATTCCTTGATGGAAGAAGCTATTTCCTCTACATCCCCACGGTTAAGGATGATCTTGCCCATCACTTGTCCAGCTTTGTCAAATTGTTCTTTATCATCAGCCTTTTCATAGATACTCTTTATCTCTATCAGGCAGAGTAAAAATGCCCCCCCAAGGGTCATAAAGGGAAAGAACCACAGCTGATTCCCGTAATATTGCTCAAAGTACCACACAGCACTCATCTGCATGCTGTCTACTACTGAAAGAGCAATCAATACATTGTAGTACTGAGCTGTTTTCTTCACAGTACGTCTATATTTGTAAGATTTACGTTCCTCGCCCAAGCTCTTAGCTTTCCGAATGCCACTCCATAGGTCGGCCATAATCATCACAAATACTAATATGTATATTCCAAAAAGAATACACAAGGTTACAAAGATTTTTTCCATTGAATCAATACCTTTTAATTTCTATCTAAGGCAAAAATAAAAAGCCCCTTCCATATAGGAAAGGACTTTTTTAAACCCTTAGTAATCACTATCTCTTGTTTCGCTCTCGCAGTGCTTCGTACTCCTTGATCGCCCGTCGGAGTTCCTTGCCTGCCTTAGCATCGGCTACGATATAGGCTTCTATCCCTTCCCCTTGGAGCTTCTCTACGGTAGTGCTGAGCCTTGAGAGCACCTCGGTAAGTCCTGTAGGCACTCCTACAGCGGGGACGCTGTTCTCGCTTGTAGGGGCATCCTGCTTGGTGTTCTTCACCTCGCCTCCTGCTTCATAGCCCTGAGGGGACTGCCCTAAGCGCTTGGCTTCGAGCCATTCCACCACTTGCGCCACTTCAGGGTCTTTCTTGAGCCACTGGGGTACCACATACTCCTCCCTGTGTACAATTCCGGCTACCTCCTGCCCGCTTTCGTCCTTAAATCCTAAGCCCTTGGTATATCCTCCCTTGGCATAGCTTGGCGCCTGCTGTGAGGCTACAATCCCCAATTGTACAGCCCCTAAAGCCCCTATAATTGCAGCAAAGACACTCCCCACGATAGGGCCTTGTTCGTAAGCTCTCATAATACCTACAGCCGTATTGGCTATAATATTCATCATATTCATTGCCTTTTGTGCTTTGAACTGCTTTACACTAAGTTCTTTCTTCTTGGCATCGGCTTCCTCGTCCAAGCGCTGTAGCTCCCTTTGGTATTGCGCCTGTGAGATATACCCTTGGTTGAGCTGGTTGAGTAGGGCTTTTTTCTTCTGTTCCTGATTCTTAGTAAAGGTAGCCATTTCCTTTTGGTTGAGCCCCTGTTGGAGTTGGGAGAACATGTTAAATGCATTATTCATCGCTCCTACAGCCATATCCACAGCCTTAAAGCGGTTGCTCATCTCATCAAGGTTGGAAAAGGTATCCTTCCAGTCCTTGGCCGAGAATCCCAATACATCCACCTTCTCCAGCTCCTTGTCTGCGGCATTCTTCTCTTTAGTGTCCTTGTTGTTCTTGATGTTGTCCAGCTTCTCTTTGATTTGGACTATCTTGTCCTCTATCTGGGTGATGTCCTCGACCAGTTTCTCCTTGGCTTCCCCTGTAAGGGTGGATAGGTAGCCCATAAGGATCTGTTTCTGCTTCTCAAAGTTTTTCAGGCTTAGAGCCAACAACTCTTTCTCGGCTTGTGCTCTTAGGGCTTTTTTAGCGTCCTCAAGTGTCTTAATCTGTGAGAGTTCCCCCGCTGATAGGTTTTCTCTCAGTTGCTTCTTGGCTTCCTCCAAGCTCTGTATCTCTATGATTTCCTCGGATTTCTGGCGGCGAAGGGCTTCTATTTCTCGGTTTCTTTCCTTGACCCTGCGCTCAGCCTCCTTGGCGTGGTATTTCTCCCTGACTTGTGCGAGTTCCTGCTCCTTCTGCTGCTCATAGGCTACCTCTATTTGTTTGTTGAGTTCCATCAGCTTACGCTTCTCTGCGATGGCTTTCTCCCGATTGGGATCGTTGCTCTTTTCCGCCGCAAGGGTGCTGATTTCCTGTTCCAGAGTGGCGTTTTCTTGTTGTAGCTTGAACTTCTTCTCATTGTATTTCTGCTCTGTGGTGGCCAACTGCTTATCAAGGCTTTCCTCCAGCCCTTGGGCTATCTCCTTCTGTAGCTCCTGCTCTGTTTGTAAGCGGGCACGCTTGGCCGCCTCATACTCTTGGGTATAGTCTTTTGCCTTGGCTGCCTTGCCCTTGCCCTCTTTGTCTCCGCTGCTTCCTATTATCGGCGTATCGGGGGTATCTGTGCTCGCTGTGGAGCCCTCTACTTTCTTAGCCTGCTCCTTCATCAGTTGCTCTGTGGCAGTCTTGAGTTCTTGCTCGGCATTTTTGATACGTTTGCTGCGATTTTCCAAGGAACTAACGATATTGTTCTGGGCAGCCATAGTCATATTCCCCATACTTTTGACGCTATTCCATGCCTTCTGATACCACGAGATATTCTCCTCAAGGCTCGAATATTCCGCCTTGGCCAGCGCTTCGGCTTTCTGATCCACAATCGCTTTGAGGTACTTCTCTCTGGCCGCAGCCCTTAGGCTCTCCACATACCTATCCAAAGCCTTTTTAGCCTCCTCTGTTTGTGCTGTCTCTACTGTAAGGTTGCCGTTGTATTCAGGAACCAAGCGGTTCAGCTCCGCCACAGCCCTACGGCGCTCCTCGTATGGCTTCTGTACATCTTTGGCAACAGCCAATAGCTGCTGTAAGTGATTCACCTCCACCGCGGTCTGTACATTAGCTTCCTTTATCGCATCATTGTGTAACTTCTGTCCTGTAAGCGCCTGCTTCTGCTCTCTATTAAAGGCCATATAAGCAGCCGCTGCCGCCCCTATCACTCCCACCAATAGCCCTATAGGACTAAGTTTTGTGGCCATATTGAAAGCACGCATGGCTGCGGTAGCTCTTTGTATATTCCCTGTAAGGACTGCCTTGGCTCCCGAAAGAAGCAGTGCCGCCCCTTTTCCTGCTTGCATTAGTGCCGTCTTGACCTTCAGCGCTGCATTATATAGCAGCGACTGCTGCCATGCTTCTTTGGTTGCCATTGTGGCCAAGCTCACCGCTGTCTTATAGCTCACCACAGCCGCAGTACATACCCCTAAGGTCTTCAGCAAAAAGGCAATGCGCTCCCTGAATACCTTCACTCCATCGCCCGCCTTGCTCGTAACCCCAGTAAGCCAGCCCAGTGCTTGGATAATATAGGAGAAAAAACCTTGTATCCAAGTGCTGGTAAAGGTTTCCTTCCATACCTTCTTGATTTTCTCCCAGATGGCTGCGGTGTTGTTATTGACCTTGTTGAACTCCTCTTGTATGGAGGTACCCTCTTCCATCGCTTCCCCGGCCAAGCTCATCATCTCCCGAAAGCGATCTGCATTGGCGCCTGCTGCCCCTATAGCTTTCTGTACTTCCAGCGTGTTCAGCTTTAAGCCCTTGAGTACCTCCGCTGTGCCTTCTTTCCCTAAGTTATTCATACTTTGGGCAAATCGCAAGAAGAACTCCTCGGGCTTGGTCTCAAAGAGCGCCCTGGCTTCCTCTGCCGACATCCGCATTTGCTTGGCAAACGCTTCCACATTGGTACCCGCTACGCTCATAAAGCGCGAATATCCACTGGAGGCGATCTCCGCGTCGATTCCTGATTCTTCGAATGCCGCCCCTAAGCCCAAGGTTTGCGCGATTGTTGGCTTGAGTGCGTTGGGTAATTGTCCTATACGGGTAGCAAAATCGGATATATTCTCTTCGCTGGCTGTACCATTGGCGCCCAGCTCGTTCAGAGCCGAGCCTATGGCGTTCAGCGCTTCCCCGTAGTTCTGATTTTTTGTTTCTTCGAATAGGTTCTTGAGCTTGCCTACCTTGGTGGTTACCGCTTCCAATCCTCCTTGGAAGGAATCCCCCAGGGCAACGTAGATCTTATCTATTTCCTCGGTAAATTCCCTGAGCTGCTCCTTGTCTGTAATCCCCAAGCGGCCTCCGATCTGGGCTATATCCAGCAGCTCCTTTTTTCCTGTACGGGTGTCCAGCTCGTCAAAGTCATTCCACAGTTCGCGTACCTTCTCAGCGGCAAGCCCTGAGGTTTTTTCGACCCCCGTCATCGCATCGGAGATTTCCAACAGCTCCCCCACCGAATCCTTAGCCGTGCCTGCAAGCGTCCCCAGAAAACTTGTAAGCAGGTTCCCTGTAACTATCTGCTTTATTCCCAACCAAAAGCCCTCACTCTTGCGCCCCGCCGCCTCAAGGGCGGAGCCTGCTCGCTCGGCGCTCCCCGTCACCTGATCAAGCGCCGCTGTAGCTTGTTGAATCTCACTCTTTATACGCTCCAAATGTGCCTTAGCCTCCTTTAGCTCTGCTGCTTTATTGTTAAATTCTTCCGTGCCAGGCGTGAGTTTTTTTAGATCTTTTTCCAGATCCTTTACAGCTTTGGAAATCCCCGTGAAACTGTCCGATACTTGCTTTCCATTGATCGTGATGACCAAATCTGTCGTTACTTTCTTTGCCATTTTTTACAGGTGTTAGTTATTAGTGGTCAGTTGTCAGTGATTAGTGGTTAGTTGTCAGCTGTCAGCCTCTGTCCACTGACAACTGACCACTGCAAAAATAAAGAGCCCTTTCCATTCAGGAAAGGACTCTTTCACTTGTCACTGGTCACTATAAAAGTTTTCGCCATAAGTACCTCGCGATAAGGAAGCATACGCCAAAGTATGTAAATACAATAATCATACCCAGCGCTGCATCTGTATACTGACTAAATAGGTATAGCCCAAAGGCAAACATTCCTGCAAAAATAAGCCAAAATGCCCCTTTCCTTATTCGCTCCCGTTCCTGATCTCGCTGCTTGAGAGCGGCAAAGCCTGCCTCGTCCTGTATGGCTCGTATACGATCGCCCGAACGCTTTCCGATCACATCCGTATAGGACGAATACGCCACTGTGGCCACAAGGATCAGCGAGGCACCCCACCAAGGCACTACCCCCGCTATCCATAGCACCAAGCCTGCCACAAGGCCTATGAGCACTCCAAGCCCGCCGACAACCATCCAATACTCCTTTTCCTCGGCTATTAATTGCTTTTTACGCAATTCTATGTCTGTTACTTTTGTTTCCATTGCTTTTAATTTTTGTTATTCACTTGTTACTTCTCACTCTTCTTATACAGCTTCCACAAGAAGGCTTCTCCTTGTTCCTGCTCCACCAGTTCTATGGCAAAACCTATTTCTTTCATCAGCTCGTAGATATCGTGTTCGCTTACTGGGGTAGTGGGGATCACCCCCACTACCATAGCCAGCAGCTCAAGGGTACTCTTATAAGTACATACCCAGCTATCGGTGGTCGCTATAGGGCTGTAATACCTCCCTATCAGTTCCCGAATCTCTTCTGTGTAATCTTCCATACGCTTTCTTATTAACAGCCTAAATTGTTGTATTCCTCGTAGAATAACTCTATTTCCTCCCTGTGCCGCTGCACGATAAAGGTCAGCGAGAGCATGTGCAGAAACATATCTTTGATAAATGCTTCCTCTTCCTTGTCAAAAAAAGTTGAGTCCTCCAATAGCTTAGGGAACTGCAAGAGTTTTTCCTGAAAATCATCCTCGTGGTCTAACCTGCCATTTATCTCGGCGATCCAATAGGCGAGCTTTCTCCCGAGTACTTCATTCAGCGGGCGTGGTAGTGTGTTTCCTTTCATAGCACACCTCCTTCCTTTACTTTAGCATAAGTGATAGCCCCATAGAGCGAGAGTACAGCTGTGGCAAAAGTTTTTCCCTTGCCCTCCTGATGGAGCGCACAGATACGCCATTCATCGGTAATCTTTCCGGTATAGCTGTTCTTCTTGGAACCTACCTTGATCACACATTCTCCGCGAGCTTCCTGAAGAATTTCTTGAAAATACTCCTTGGCTACCTCCTCGTAGAGGTCTTCCAATAACCCTTTGGAGCGGGGCGCCTGTGGTTTTTTGGGATACAACGCCTCCGCAGTCGGAAGCATTGTCTCTGTGGTTTCTACTTGTGAAATCATAATATATAAATATAAAAATCCGTGGGTGGGTGCTGATTTCACAAGAGCTTACGCTTTTGATGTATAGCATTACGGCTATACGACACCTCCACGGATATAGGTTTATAATGGTATTTTGCAACTTTAAACAAGTGTTGCTCTTGTGAAATCGTTGCAAAGGTACAACATTTTTTGAAA